AATGCTTGGTCTGGCACTCAATATTTTGGCGCAACCGGTTCTGTACAACTTGTAAGCAATTCTGCCGCAACCTTCTACATCACAGGTGTCCAACTAGAAGTAGGCTCAGTCGCCACGCCTTTTGAGCGCAGACCGTTTGGGACTGAGTTGGCGTTGTGTCAGAGGTATTTTTGTAAAACATTTTCTACAGGAACCGCACCCGCACAGAATACTGGGTATACAGGCGCACTAGGGGCAATTGCAATCAATGCTGGAGCATCCACTGCGCTTTGGGCGCATTTTCAATTTCCTTCAGAAATGAGGGCGGTGCCGACAATTACTACATTTAGTCCAACTGCGGCAAATGCTAATTGGTATTCTCCGGCTGGGCCATCTAGTACAACGAGTGCTGGATCATTTGGTAATTCAACAAGATTTGCAAATATCTACAACACAACTGCGCCAGCGGCTGGAGCAAATATTGTTTACTATGTTCAAGCAACCGCCTCAAGTGAGTTATGACCATGTATAAACTATTAATAAATCCACTGGGTCTTGTGAGTTCAGTCCAACGCCTCTCCGACAACGCCTTCATCCCCTTTGACCCCATGAACAGCGATTACGCTGAGTATTTGAAGTGGCTTGCAGAGGGTAACGAGCCTTTACCACCAGACCAACCAGAGTAATTCTCAATACAAACCCTGTTTCGACAGGGTTTTTCAATTCTACCGCACAACTCTCGTTTTGACTAAATAGGCGATAAAAACGGGAGTTATTTGTGGCAGCTTTCACAGAGATAAATGTCGAGCAGTATGCGACTTTTTCAACAACAGTCAATGTAGAAGATAGTCAAGGTTCCGCAGTCAACCTTTCTGGTTACTCTGCGGCATCTCAACTTCGCAAATCTTACTACTCAACATCTGCAAATAATTTCACCGCAACCATTACTGGTACTGCAAATGGTGAAATTACGCTGTCAATGACGGCAGCAAATACTGCAAATTTAACTCCTGGTAGAATGTTATATGATTTAGTCATCACATCACCACAAGGTATAAAAACAAGAGTTGTTGAGGGAATTGTGAATGTATTAGCAGGCGTAACCCAGTAATATGGCGATAAATGCAAAAATTAACACGACAGGTTCTATTGGTCGTGCGATTATAAAGTCATCGCCTAAAACAGCAATTGCAGCGGATACATTTGCCCCAAAACCTAATGTAAGTATCAATGAAGTGAGTGGTATTTCAACCACAGGTGTAGAAGATGGTTATACTTTAATTTTTAACTCGACAACAGATAATTTTGAGGCACAGCCGGCATCAAATGTGGCTGTTGATATATCATAAATCAGCATATAACCATGCCAATGCTGCCTTTAATGCGGCAAACACATCAGGAGGTGCCAGTATAGGTGATGTTCTTGCACTCTCTATAGCATTAGGATAAATAAACTATTATGGCACAACCAACAACAAGATTACAATTTATAGATTATTGCAAACGCCGTTTAGGCTTTCCAGTTATTGACATTAATGTGGATGATGACCAAGTGAGCGATCGCATTGACGATGCCTTACAATTCTTTGAAGACTATCATTTTGATGGTGTTGAAAGAATCTATATGAAGCATCGTATCACACAAGAAGATATTAATCGCCGTTGGATTTATTGTCCAGATGCCGTTACATTTGTTACTGGTGTGTTTCCTTTTGACGATTCAAATTCGTCAATCAATATGTTTGACCTCAGATATCAATTGCGACTGCACGACCTCTATGACTTCACATCGGTATCGTATGTGTCATATGAAATTACTATGCAACACATTCGCACATTGAATCTGTTGTTCTCTGGCACACCACAGTTTCGTTTCAATCGTAAGCAAAATAAAATCTTCTTAGATGTTGATTGGGAAAGAGACTTTGAAGTTGGCAATTATGTTGTCATGGATTGCTATCGTGCAATGCGACCAACAACACTTATACTTACTGGTACTGGTACTGCCGTAACAAGTGCAAACACAATTACAGGAACAAATACTGTTTTTGACGAAGAGTTATTGGAAGGCGATATCATTACGCTAGACGGTCAAGAATTACAAATCAAACAAATTATTTCACCGACTGTTCTGACAACAATTGGTCCTGTCGCATCTGATGTTACAAATGGTACACTTACAAAACCAGGCAACTCAGAGGTCTTTAATGATAGATTTCTCAAACAATACGCAACCGCACTCATTAAATACCAGTGGGGTTCGAATTTAAGTAAGTTTGCTGGCATTCAAATGCCAGGTGGTGTTACTCTCGATGGTGTTCGTATCATGCAAGAAGCAAGAGAAGAAATGGACAAAATCGAAGAACAAATGTTTAATTTCAACAGTCTGCCAAGTGAGATATTTACAGGTTAAGATGAATGGCAACAATTTATAGAATTTATCGGTGTATCAATAATACCAACGATAAAGTTTATATTGGTTATACCAATAAATCTTTAGAACAGCGAGCAAAAGAACATATGAAAGCTGCTAAAAAAGATAGCGAATATGTTTTTCACAAATCAATTAGAAAACATGGTTTTGATAATTTTAGATGGGAAGTATTATTTGAATCTAAAGATAAGAATTTCATATTAAATGAAATGGAATCTTTTTTCATAAAAGAACACAATTCTTTTTATGAAAATGGTTTTGGATACAATATGACTTATGGTGGACAAGGTGGGATGGCAGGTAAAAAACATAATAAAAACACTAAAGAAAAAATGAAATTGGCTTGGCAAAAAAGAGAAAACAAGTCAACTAATTTAGGCAGAAAATTTGGTGAAGACACAAAAGAAAAAATGAGCTTAGCTAAATTAGGTAAAAAAAGAAGCGATGAATACAAAATAATTTGTTCTAATAGAAATAAAAAAAGATATGAAAATGCTGAGCATAGAAAAAAATTGTCCGAAGCTATCAAATTAGTTTGGCAAAAAAGAAAAATAGCTCAACAATTGGGAGCTTAAAATTAGCACAAATGTATATTTTAATCCATTTCCATCTAGCCAGATAACTTCCGAGCAGCTGCTCGTTGAAGATTTGGTAATAGAGGCCATGCAAATTTATGGCATGGATATCTTCTATCTTCCTAGAGCAACAAGAGACCAAGTAGATTATCTCTACGGTGAAGACACACTTAAACAATATGTGACTGCATATCCAATTGAGATGTACCTAGAGAATGTCACTGGTATGGATGGCGAAAGAGAATTCATTTCTAAATTTGGTTTAGAGATTCGTGACGAAGCGACATTCTTAGTTTCTCGCCGTAGATTTGCCGCAACTATACCATCACCAAGACCTTTAGAAGGCGATTTAATTTATATTCCCCTTCTACGAAATCTCTATGAAATTACAGAAGTCGAACATGAAAACGACCAGGCAATGTTCTATACACTTGGTCGTGGTCGTGGCGGTAATGTTTATGTGTATGCATTGAAACTGAAACAGTATGTGTTCTCAAATGAAATCATACAAGTTGGTGTTTCTGAAATTGATGACCAGATTCGTGACTACTATCCAAGAACAAATGTGACATTAAGTGCTGGTGGTACTGGCATATTTATTAATGATGAGATTGTTTATCAAAGTGCCAATACTTTTGCAAATGCTACTGCGACTGCTGTTGTGCATGACTTTTTACCAAATTCGCAAGTTACAATCTTCCGCACGATTGGTACATTTACGGCAGGTGGCACAATTAGAGGCAATACAAGTAATGCAGTATGGACGATTTCTACTGCCGATGACCTCGCACCACTCGACAATGCATTTGAAGATATCATTGACAACAATCGTATTCAAACAGAAGCAAATGGAATCATTGACTTTACTGAAGTAAATCCTTTTGGTGAGCCATAATGCTAGGTAACGCACAATATTATAATCGTTCTATTCGCAAGATTGTCGTTGCATTTGGCACAATTTTCAATGATATTCAATTACAGAGATACACAAAAGACGGTGCAACTAAAAAAGAAATCTTTCGTGTACCGTTGTCATATGGTCCCAAAGAACGATACATAACCGCAATTACATCAGACCCAATACTGGTCAGAACAATTGGTGTCAATGTGCCAAGAATGTCATTTGAATTGACTGGCATGGCATATGACCCATCTCGCAAACAACAATCTCTTTTACAGAACTTTGCTCAGAATGCCAACGGTGGTTTGAACGCACAATATGTTCCTGTGCCATACGATTTCAATTTTTCAATGACAATTTATGTGAGAAATACTGAAGACGGTACACAAATCGTAGAGCAGATTTTACCATTCTTCAAACCTGACTTTACAGTTACGGTTGATATGATTCCTGACATGGATCAAAAGTATGACATGCCAATCATTCTTAATTCTGTGAATACAACAACAGAATATGAAGGTGCTATGTCCGATGGCACAACTCGACTGATTACATGGGACTTAGAATTTACAGTTAAGAGTTATATGTGGCCTGCCGTCAGAGAACCAAACGGATTAATTGGTGCATACAGTTCTATTTCTGGTCGTTACGGACAAGCAAATACAAACATTTACATAGATACACAGAATCGTGATGCACAACAAGTAACTGTTGACTATGCAAATGGTAACAACTACTTCACAACAGGCGAAACAATTCGTGTTGACCGAACAGATACAAATGAAATTACTGGTAAAGTTATATACTTCAGTAACAGCAACAATGGTATTTTAATTGTAGGAGAACTTACTCAACTATTACAGGCAAATGATATTGTTGTTGGTGATTATACCAATGCAACCTACAATGTAACAGCAGTATCGGTTTCGCCTCTCAAAGCAGTAGCAATTGTAACTAAACCAGTGCCCGAGAATGCAGAACCAGATGATGAGTTTGGTTTCTCTACTGCAATTACAGAATGGCCTAACACATTATTATGAAAAATCTAAATGAAAAACTTTCTGAAGCTCTAAGTATCGAACCAATTGAATTAGAAACAACAACAGAAATAGTTGAAGTTAAAGATTCGGTTGAAGATGATGCTGAGTTTGCCAGACAAAACATTCGCAGTTTAATTGCCAAAGGCAATGATGCTGCATCTCACATTGTTGAGATTGCAAAACAATCAGAACATCCTCGTGCATTTGAAGTTGTTGCAGGTATGTTAAAGAATCTTGCAGATATGAACAAAGACTTGTTAGAAATTCAAAAGAGAAAACAAGACTTACAGCCAAAACAAATCACTCAACAAAATATTAATGTTGATAAGGCAGTCTTTATTGGTTCAACATCTGAATTGATTAAACAGTTACGAAATGAAAAATGATGGTTATTTAGGAAATGAACGCCTAAAGAAAGTTGGCGTTGAGATATCTTTTACTGAAGAACAGTTAAAAGAGATTATTCGATGCACCGAAAATCCGGTGTATTTTATTCGAACATATGTCAAAATTGTTAATGTGGACAAAGGTCTTGTGCCATTTGACATGTGGGGTTTTCAAGAAGACATGGTTCGTGACTTCCATGAAAATCGTTTCTGTATCTGCAAAATGCCACGACAGGTTGGTAAAACAACCACAACAGTTGGTTATATGTTATGGTCTGTTTTATTCCAAGACGATTACACAATTGCCATTCTTGCAAACAAAGGTCAACTAGCACAAGAAATTATGTCTCGTTTGCAAAAGGCATATGAGCATCTTCCTCTTTGGCTGCAACAAGGTATCATTGTTTGGAATAAAAGAAACATTGAATTAGAAAATGGGTCTAAGATATTTGCCTATGCAACATCAGCGGCTGGTGTGCGAGGCGGTTCTTACAATCTAATCTTCCTAGACGAATTTGCGTTTGTGCCAAAAAACATGGCAGATGACTTCTTTACTTCTACCTATCCTGTGATTTCTTCTGGTAAGACAACAAAAGTTATCATCGTTTCCACGCCATACGGATTAAACCACTTCTACAAGATGTGGGTTGATGCAACTGAAAAACGGTCAACTTATAAACCAATTGAAGTTCACTGGTCAATGGTGCCAAACAGAGATGCAAAATGGCGAGAAGAAACAATACGAAACACATCCGAAGAACAGTTTCGACAGGAATTTGAATGTGAATTTATCGGCTCATCTGCAACACTCATTTCTGGTGCAAAACTGAGGTCAATGGCATTCTTTAATCCATTTTCATCAATAGACAATTTAGATGTGTATGAAAATCCACAATCTGAGCATCTGTATATTGCAACAGTTGATTGTTCAGAAGGCGTAGGTTTAGACTATCATACAATCAATATATTAGATGTGACACAAGTTCCCTACAAACAAGTCGCAAAGTATCGTAATAATAAGTTGCCACTATTGTTTTTTCCAACAATTGTCTACAGTATTGCAAAAAGATACAATGAGGCATTCATTTTAGTTGAGACAAACAATGTGGGACAACAAGTAGTTGACATTTTACATTATGAATTAGAGTATGAAAACATCTACAAAATTGACCATCATCACATTAAGGGTCAAACCATCTCTGGTGGTTTCAAAAGAGCCGCAAACTTTGGCATTAAAACAACCAAAACTGTTAAGAAAATTGGTTGTGCCAATCTAAAGACACTGGTAGAATCAGATAAATTGATAGTCAATGACTTTGACACAATTGCTGAAATGAATACCTTTGTTCGTTTTCGTGATTCATATGCAGCCGAAGAAGGCAATAATGATGACTTAGTGATGGGTCTTGTTCTTTTTGCCTGGTTGACTGCACAATCATACTTCAAAGATTCTACGAATATTGACATACGCCGAGTTCTCATTGAAGAACAAAATCTCTCAGCAGAAGAAGACCTTACGCCTGTTGGGTTTATTGATGACGGCAAAAGAGAAGAGGTTTTAATAGATTCTGGTGATGTGTGGACAGAAAAAGGCTACTTATCCTCAACTTTGTAAAAAACTAAATAGAGAATAAAATGAATTTGACCTATTAACAAAAGGAGAAGTCCATGGCATTTCAATTATCCGCTGG